ATCTAAATCAGATATGTGCCTCAAAAACCAAGCATTCATACTCTTGGCTTTATCGTGACTAACTATTCCATTAGCCATATCTTTTGCATCGTTTATGGTGGCATTGACTAATCCATCTCCACCAAAACCTTGTTCATAAAATTCAAGTCCTCTAACTGCATTATCTCGAATGTATTGTGGAACTTCTATATGTTCCCTTGTTTCAGGTTGAATAGTTTCAGGTTGACTATCTTCAGGTTCGTATCTTTCAAACCAGTTATTGATATATTCAATCCACGCCTCAGGTCTTTCGCTTGCAGCTCTTTCTAAACATATTTCCTTTGGTGTATCTATAAGAATTAACTCCGCACCAAATTCGTCAACAAATTTTCTTCTATCAGCTTTAGTAGGAGCTGAGTGAATAATCCAAACAGTTTGTGTATGACCTTTGTCCAACACTCTATCGAGTAGAGCATCTCTTGCATCATAAACATACCCAAGCAGGCTTTCGTCATGGGCGTGACTTTCTAGCCCTGAAATTGCTTGATGTAGTGCATCAAAATCAATAATTAGGTCTCCCTCCTTAGAGTTTTCCCTAACATATGTATTTTTTCCTGAACAGGCAGAGCCATACACTAAAACTGTTTTCATAATTGACCTATATTTTTCTCTTGAACTTTTTATCTGAATAATCAGTGAAACCCATCTGTCTCATCTGTTCTTCATAAAAAGAAACTTTTTCAGGAAGAGGTTTCTCTTCCCTGTAGTTGTTATAAAACCTATCTTCTAGTTCATCAAAGGTCAGCCAATATCCTTGATTTAGATGTTGCTGATTAGGTTTCCATTCATCGAATGGATTATTGTGTTGATGATTTAGATAAGTTGCTAATGCAGATGGATATATAGCTATTTTGAACTCTATAGGAGCTTTTGCTTTTATATGCCATTTGCCAGCTTTTGCAATCTGATTATTCCAATTATCAACACTTTTTTGAAAGTGTCGATAGTGTTCAATATCAGAACTTTTTATCCAACAAGTCCCTTTGACTTCAACCCAGCACAATCTAATTTTTCTATCAGTTTGTATATAGCTGACGAAGTTATCAGGAATATACCAATCTGAATTAGAGATGACAGCGAAGCCATTAGGAATCATTTTATCAAATGGGTCAAACCCAGTTTGCTGATAAGCACCAGCAAATCCTTGATAATCATTTCCTGTGTAGTTTCCACGAACTTCTTTTATGTTCATCTGCTGCATTTCAAAGTTGAAAACTTCTTGACCTGCATCAGGTGTTAGCGTGTTCGTATTTTGGAGAAAGCTTTCTGCTTTATTTCCCCAGTGTCCTAAATAATTTAGGATATCGTTGTTGCCTATTGTTTTAGGTTCAGCAACATTGAACCTATTTTGGTTATTAACCATTTTTAGCCTTTGGCAAAGTCAGCACGCCAAAAGTCAGCAAATCTATTATCACTCAGTAGTAGGAACGCTTTCTGTATCTGAGTCTTCAATCGATGTTTGATTCAAGTTTTGTAGATAAGTATTTCCTACTTTTTCATCAAGTGGTGGCAAATCTTCTTTTGCTCGTATTTCATTAACTGATAAGAAACCTGCGTTTCTTCCTAAGTTATATGCTTGATACCTTTGTGAGATAGAAGCTCTAAGCAATCCTGATACATCAATTCTTGCAAACTGACCTCTTGGAAGCATCATTGTCATTGCTTGTTCAATTCTGTTTATGTAGGGCAGAAGTGTTAGCTCATAAAAAACTCTGTTCTGTTCTTCAATAGATGAACCAAGTTTTGTTGTTTCCGACAAATCTCCAATGAGATATGGAGGAACTCTGAATAGTCCACAGACTTCAACCTTGTTGAACTTTCGTGTTTCTAAAAACTGCATTTGTTGATGATTAATGCTTATAGGTTTCCATTTAGCATTTTCAGTCAAGATACCAATATTGTGGGACTTTTTACTTCCTTGATGTTTTCTGTTGAAAGATTGTTTCAAAACTCTAAGAGCTTCCTCACTAGGTGTTGAATCCATTTCAATCACACCGCTAAGAACAGCACCATTTTGAAAGAACCTTCCAGCAAACTCTTCACTTGCTAGAGAAATTCCAATAGCTTCTGCACCAGCTTCAATAGGACTTAGACCATAATCTGAACCCTGTTCAAAATTCTTTATGTGTATAACTTCGCCATCAGGAGTTAGAGAAGAATATTTCTTATAGGTTTTCTTGCCATCATAGGTGTAGCAGATATATCCATCTTTTCTATCAATCCTCACATAGTCAGGATGCAAGTTATAAACCTGCTTTGGAAAACCAAGATTGTCTCTGTCAGTTATCAACCAATAACTATTCCCATATAAAGCAAGTGAGCTGATTGTTCTATGGATAAAAGTGAACCTATCTGTTTCAGGATTAGGCATAGAGTTTGTTGCATCCATCCACGATGGAGGAGCTACTTGTTCTCTAAAGTCTCCAGTTTTTCTATATGCGTGTATTGGCATTGTTGCCACTGAATCAGAAATCAAAGAAATACAAGAATAAACTGCTGAAGCTGTGATTGCGCTGCCAGCATCTACAGATTTTCCTGCTGCAGTTTTTCCAGTATCATCTAAACCTAAATCAAAGACTGAGGCATCCATTGCACGCTGTTCCATAATTGGTCGTCTAAAAATATCTAAAATATTCATAATCTCTCCATATCAAATATGATTCCAAAGATAAGCAATGAAAGTCCCAGCACAAAAAAGCCAACTGCAAGTGAATGCAAAAAACCAGCTATAGCTAAACATATAAATCCAGCTCCTGAAATTGAATAATTAATAATCATAAATTTATGAACTTAGGTTCTTCCTTGACTTCTTCTTCAGGTTCTAATCTCATATCAGACCACCTGTCAAAAGCCATAATTGCTCCGATTGCTAAGTCAATTTTGTGAGGCGAGTTCTTGTTTGCCTTCGTGACTAATGTTCCCTGTGGAGTTTCCTTAGGAACACAGTTAATCAGGTGTTGAAATAAATCATTATCGCCTGAGTGACTTAGTTGTTGTTCTAAGACAGCTGAATAAAACCTTGAACAGGCTTGTGCCATCTTTTTTCTATAGTTGCCTTCATAGTAGAGAACCATATCGCCACCGATTATCTCTTCTAGTTGCGCGATTTCGTTATGCCAACCCATTGGGTCAACTGTCAGCTCCAATACTTCGTATTTCTCAAAGCTTTCCAGTATTTTATTAATAACTTCATCTCTTGGAACTTTCCATTGTTGGTTTTCGTTAACTGGTCTTGCCCAGTGTCCGAGAACTTCAATGTGTGGCTTGTCTCCCATAGAGATTGCAACCAACGCTGTCGAGTCTCTGGAGTAACTACCATCAAAAGCCAGTATGACTTCAGAACCCTCTTCAATTTTTGCAGTTTCGTCATAACATTCCTCCCAAACACCTACAGGAAGCCATCGCTCAGCTGTTGTAGTCCATTGGTTTAGAAAATATCGTCTAAATTCGTTTTCAGGAGTTGCGTGATACGCCCTTTCAAGTTGTTCAAAGCTAACAAAATCGCCGAGAGCAGGATTAGCTTGCTCAATGGCTTGTTTTCTTTGTTCAGGGTCTGAGATATCCAAATCTGTATCTGCTTCAAATATCTTGTAGTAAAAGCCCTCATCCTCAATTATTCCTTCTTCAATTCCTTTTGCGTATTTATATAATCTAAAACACAGAGAGTTTTCAACTCCAGCTGTGCTGATGTTTATGCCCATAGTGTTTTCTCTTTTTCTTAGTCCATTAGAAATAACCAAGTGAGCGCGTTCTTTATTGCCTGTCATCTCGTGAACTTCGTCAAAGATTGCCATAGATGGTCTCATTCCATCATTAACACCTGCAACACAAGGAACTCTAAGGATTTGAGCCTGTGGATTGTCTTTTAGAACAATCTTTCGTTCCATAAGGTCTGCATAGTGCCGCAGCTCTCCATTTTGAATCATCTGTTTTGCAGAAGAGAACACAATGTCAGCTTGGTCATATGAACTTGCAACTAAAGGAATTAGGGGAGCTGTTTGATTTAGTCCCATCAGACCTGCAACTGCTAAAGCTGACGCTATCTCTGATTTTCCATTTCCTTTAGGAGTTGAGATGTAGGCAGTATGGTATTTGAAAGAACCATCTTCTCTAATCTCAAACATATCTAGTAGGATTTCTTTTTGCCAATCTCTCAGCACAAAAGGTTTTCCTAAATAATCTCCTGTTGAGTGAACACAATAGGTTTCAATGAACTTGATTACTCTATGACCTAAAGTTTTCATTGTATTCATTCCAGTAGTTCTTGTTTTCTAGCTTTATACGCCAAGTGAACAATTTACTTTCTACTTTCTTCAACTGTTCTGCAAGAAAATATCTAAAAATATAAATTTCTTTCATAATCCTTCTTTTTCGTTCCTACTGTGCGACTAATGTGGAGGACATATCAAGACCAAGCCCAAGCTCCAACAAAACATATTTCTTTTTTTTCTTTTTTTTTCTTTGGGCTAGTAATAAAGAAAAGTTAATCCTCTAAATCAAGTTCAGAGTTCAGGTCAGACAAAGACTTCTTAGCACTAACTAACTGAATACCTAGTTGCACTCTTGCTTTTGGATTTAGTCCAATTCTGTCTTCAAGATTTCTTATTTCAGCATCAATCTTCAACATTGCGTTATATAAAGGGTTGAGAACTGCTTGTCCTTGCGAGCCGACAACTAATCGTTCTTTTTTGGCTTGTTTGAATATTCTTTCTCTTTCATCAATGAGTGAAGCTAGTCTTTCTATAACTGGCAGGTCGCTTT